GCATTATTTTTGGAGTTGGTACGCTTACCTCATCTACATTTATGTCTTCATCAAAAATGTCAACGTCTGAATAAGCCATTTATTGTCCGAACATGCCGAACGCTCCGCCAGATCCTTGGCCACTGAGAATGCCGTAGGCACCCAGACCCATGCCCAGTGCCCCGAGCATCGGATTAGTGTATGGAAGTGGTTTTTGCGTTAATGTTTGTGAAACCGATGGCACTCCTGCCAACACGTCGCCGAAGTAGCTTAATCGCCCATATGGTTCCTGACGCTGTGCTTCTGCCATTCTGAATTGTTCATTGAGTAATTGCTGTTGTTGCGCTTGCTGTCCTCCTCCTAATTGGAATAGAGATCCTAGTCCTGCTTGACCCAGACCAAATTGCTGTTGTGCTAGATTAGCTCCCATTTGTCCCATTTGGGCTTGTTGCGCTCCTAGTTGACCGAACATCGGCGCTGCTTGCAACTGCCGTGCCCTTGCGGACTCGGAAGTGCCAATTGCCTTTTGTTGTGCTTGTTCAAAGTTTTGTGCTAAATCCTGAAATATTCTTCTGGATTTAATATCTTGTAAATTTTTATCAAGTTCCGCTGATTCAACCCCGAATCGTGCTCCTCCGAAGGCTCCTGCCTGTTGAGCAGTATCAGCCGTACGTTTCCGTGCGAGAGCTGCTTGCTCATCCATTTGCTTAAGAGCTTCTGTAGTTACATCCCCTTGATATTGACTGAAGAAATCTTGATAATTACTAGCGCTGGGATCATACTGTTGGGTTGCCGATGCTAAGGATGGAATACCCGCTGCAGTTGTTATCTGTCCTGTCCCTAGTGCTTGTTGAGCCGTGGCGAAAGCTGGATCATATTGTGCGCCTGTTCCTGTAGCAAGACCTGTTGTAGGATCAATTCCCATAAGTCCAGCAGTTCCAGTAATAGCTCCTGTTTGAAGAGGCTGAAATCCTGCTATTCCCTGAGGAGTAGTAGTACCTGGCACTTGAGTAAGATCAAATGCCCCTTGAAGCATTTTACGTCTCCAATCCTCTAGATAGGGTGCTTCACGCGATCCTTGCCAATAAGTTTCTGGCATTATATTATTCCTGTTCCTTTAGATGATTCAGGATCCAACCTGTTCATTAAATTATACATTGCTTTTGGTCCTCCTGCATTATCAACAGCCTTTGCCGTCATGACGAACTCCCCGTCACTCAGCATCGCTGGTATCTTGTCCTCTTTCGGTCCACCCGGGCCATTAATCATTCCGAATCTTCTTGGAAAAAATTGAGAAATTCCTGGATTGGCTTCCAGTGTATCCGCTAGATCTCCAGCAGTTGTTCCTCCATTGGCGCGTGTGATATAACGAGGATTATATCCCATAATACTTTCAACAGTGGGATCTTTGTGTCCTGGCATTCCTCCTCCTAATGTTCCTTTGTAAGGATCAATGTAAGGTATTCCTCCCCCTTGATAACCCGTAATGCTCCTTGCTGTCGGGTCTGGTGACCATCCTCTTGGATTCATTCCTCCTCCGAGAGAACCTCTAATGCGATTGCGATTCAAGAAAGGATTTCCTCCTCCCTGTAGTCCTGCGATTCCTCCCTCCGCTTGTTCAACAATATTACCTTCTTCATCGACGGTATAATTAGCATATTCGTCTACACCAGCTGCTGGATCAAATGTTTTAACATCATAAGATGTTTCCGTATCAGGATCATAATGCAGTCCCCTGAAACGTTCTGATGCTTGCTTTGGTCCTCCTGTGATGTCGCCATATCTTAAGTCAATCTCGGACAGGCGATCCTCTTTGCTAAGCGGTCCTTCCCTCTCTTTCTCAAACTGTTTCTTGGCCAGCATAGACATAATAAGACTTATCAGCCCTGCATTACCTTCTACGCCTTTTCCGCCTGTTAATCCCTTTAGAAGACCTTGGCCTAAGCCTAGAATTCCTGATCCTTTTGTTCCAAATATTTCGTCAGCGCCAGAACCCGTGCCTGGTGCACCAAAGCCGCCTATCATCTTGGATAGAAAATTAGTAAATCCACCACCACCGTCGCCAGTGCCCATTTTACCTGATAAATAGGGTAAACCGAACATTGCTGCGCCAATCATTAACGCTTCGGGATTGTTTCGTAGAATATCTCCTGCACCGCTCCCGATATCTTGGATTCCTTTTTTTATTCGTCTAAAAAACTTTTGCATAATCTCCTAATTTCGCAATTTATGTGATTGTTATTGGCAAGAAGGCTACGCTTGAAAGTTTAGCCAATTTTATTCTATATTTATAGTCATATTCTTGGTATATGACAATAGATATTATCATGGGTCAGAAAGAGAAAAAAACAACGCAGCAAGAGCCATTTAAATTCGAAGGCATTAGGCCTTTTGGACCTACTATTATAAAAGGTAAAATGCCTATGGATCTTATTCATTTATTGGATAAGAAAGCATCACAAATGTTAGGAAATGAACAGCTTTCTAAAGAATTTAATCATGCACAAAATTTAGCAGGAAATGTTAAAAAAGAAGTGCGCTATCCTCAATCATGGATGAGTACCAAAGAATTTAAACCTGTAGTACATTACATGGGGGAAATGGTAAAAGCTTATATATCCATTCCTCCAGCTAGTGAAACTATTAGTCCTGAGTTTGTTGGCAAGCTTCTGATTGAATCAATGTGGATGGTGAGCCAGTGGGCAGGAGACTTTAATCCTTTTCATATTCATGAAGGACAATTATCCGGAGTTATTTATTTACGCATTCCGCCGGGATTAAAACAAGAATACAGTGAAGAGGATCATTATCCCACTGTCGGGGACATTGTTTTTTTTCACGGTCAAGCAGCTACATTTAGTGGTCATAAAATGCAACATACTCCTAAAGTAGGAGACATATTTTTATTTCCGAATTGGTTATCACACGGCGTCTATCCTTTTAGAACTAAGGGACAAGAACGCCGATCAGTTTCTTTTAATCTTCAGCTTGTTAGAAAAGAAGGTGACCCTGGAAGAGGAAACGCGGAAACAAAACGAAATAAAGATTTTTACTCGAACCAGAATAAAGAAACTCATCTCATACATGGTTAAAATTTCTCTTCCCTCAAAAGTAAATATTGGACCTTTTGAAGTAGAATTAATTACTATTCCTCATGAGGTGGCTTATGAATCATCCGATTATCAAGGAAGTTTTGTAAGTAAGCCTCCTTTAAAAATTTATTTAGATGATGAAATAATTCAAATGGGGGGAAGAGATGCTATTAACGTGGTTATTCATGAGTTAATTCATGTGGGATATTATCAATATCATCTAAAAGATAAAGATGAAGAAACTCTTGTAAATTCTCTAGCAAATTTTTTAACGGAATTATTATGCCGTTCGGAAGTGAAAAACTGGATAGTTGAAAACATGAGAAATAAGAAATGAGCAATGAACAAAACAGCCACCGATAATATTTCAGAAGGAAAATCTAATCCTAAAATATTTATAGCAACTCCTTGTTATGGAGGAATGCTTACAACCAATTATTTTGAGAGTTGCATGGGCTTAATGGCCGAGTGCATACAAAAAAGGATAGGACTACAGTTTGCCACGATTGGAAATGAATCACTAGTGACTAGAGCGCGCAACACATTAGTTCAATTGTTTATGGATGATGAAAAAGAATACACACATTTAATGTTTATTGATGCGGATATTGGATTTAATTATAGAACTATTTTTCGGATGCTGGACTTAGATAAAGATGTGGTAGCCTCTATTTATCCCCGCAAATCCATTGATTGGCGTAAGGTAAAAAAGAAAATGGAAGAGAAACCTAATATTACTCCAGAGGAACTTCATGCATTTTCCTTGGAATACAATTTAAATGTAAAAAATCCTAATCATATTGCCATGCAACGAGGATTTATTGAGGTTATGGATGCAGCTACAGGATTTATGCTTATTAAACGAGAGGTTTTTAATAAGATGAGACTGGCGTATCCTCATCTTAAATTTAAGAATGATCAGCATATAGGACAGCCACATGAAACAAAGTTTAAGCATCATGATACATCGGACTGGAACTACGCCTTTTTTGACACGATGATTGATCCCGAGACTAAAAGATACTTGTCAGAGGACTATGCATTCTGTAGACTATGGCAAAAAATTGGTGGTACCGTCTATGCGGATATCATGAGTGGACTCACGCATTACGGGACCTATGCTTTTCATGGAAATGTAGGCACTCAATTCTTGCCACCACAGAGGAAGTAATTTATTATACAATCTTATGGAACTAACCGATTTAAAATTTCAACCAGGAATAGACAAGCAAGATTCTCCTTATGCGGCAGGGGACGATCGTCGTTATGTTAATTCTGATTTTGTACGCTTTCATTATGGGAAGCCTGAGCGTTGGAACGGATGGGATTATCTTCCTAATCCTAATACAACAATCGTGGGCGTAGTCCGCGATACGCATGCCTGGATTAGCTTAGACGGAACAAGGCATCTTGCCTTAGGAACCGACAGAAAACTGTATGTTTTTGTTGGTGGAGTGTTCAATGACATTACACCTATACGATCAGGACCAGACTCATTGACCAATCCTTTTACAACCAACGGCACGACGACTGTTTCCGTAGCGGATACGGCACATGGGGCAAGTCAGGGAGATTTTGTGACCTTTGATTCATTCTCGGCCATTGATGGCTTGGATATGAACAACGAATTTGAGATTACTACTATTACGGATACTGACAATTATACTGTTACCCATACAAGTACGGCATCAGGATCCACATCCGGCGGGGGAGGAACAGGAAACGCTAATTATCAGCTCTCTATTGGAGAAGCAACATCCACATTGGGATATGGATGGGGTACATCCACATGGGGATCTAGTACGTGGGGAACAGCCCGTTCATCATCAGATGTGGTAATTTATGCAAGAAACTGGTCACTTGATAACTTTGGGGAGGATTTAATTGCAACGGTCATTAATGGTGGAACTTATAAATGGGATCTCTCTGGTGGTGTTTCTAACAGAGCGGCAATCGTTACAAACGCCCCTACGGCGTCACGATTTAGTTTAGTATCTGCGGACACAAGACATTTATTTTGTATGGGAACCGAGACAACCCTTGGAAATACAGCCACACAAGATGACTTATTTTTTAGATGGTCGGACAGGGAAGACTTGACGGATTGGACTCCTGTAGCAACGAATGAATCAGGATCGCTTAGAATTGCGGATGGATCACGTATCATCGGGGCAGTTAAATCAACAGGACAAATACTTGTATGGACAGATAAATCCTTACACGGTGTTCAATTTGTTGGAACACCTTATACTTTTGGACAGCGTCAGTTAGGGGCTAACTGTGGATTGATAGCACAACACGCAGCCATAGATGTAAACGGTAAATCTTATTGGATGGGAGAAAATTCCTTTTACATGTATGATGGTGTAGTTAAAAAAATGCCTTGTTCCGTACAGGACTTTGTGTTTGATGACATCAGTTTCACTAATAAAAATGACATTGCATGTGGACTAAACACCGAGTTTAATGAAATTTTTTGGTATTATGCCACCGCCAATGCTACTCAAATTGACAGAGGAGTGGCCTATAATTATTTGGAAAATACATGGTATACAATTACTCTTGACCGCACCACCTGGTTGGCGGCTGAAATATATGAACAACCTATCGCTACTCAATACAGTACGACTTTAACGGCTAATTCCGCAACTATTTTAGGTTTAACGGCGGGAGCCTCTTATGTTTATGAACATGAAAAAGGAAATAATCAAGCGGATGGTACGGCGATTAGCGCAAGTCTAACTTCAGGATCCATTGAAATTGCTTCAGGAGATAATCTTATGTCCGTCAGTAAATTCGTTCCTGATTTCACTAATCTAACAAACAATGTTGCTGTTACCTTGACTTTGGAACAGTATCCACAGTCAACATCTAATGTAACAACAACTGGAAACGTTACATCTTCAACGCAGAAAATTGATATACGGGGAAGGGGAAGGTCCGTGAACCTCGCTTTTGTATCCAATACTGTGGATGACACGAACTGGAGACTTGGTTCGATGAAATTACAGCTTAGACCAGACGGGAGAAGATAATGCCTAAAATTACCATTACACGTTTACCTAATGCGACACCGGAGTATGAAATGGGTCAGTTTGATCAAATGATCCGTCTCTTAGATCAAATTATTTTTTTACTTAATACTTCCTATGCTCAAGACATAGAAGAACAAAGTAGCGGAAGGAGTTGGTTCCTTGGCTGATACCTTTAAAAACGTCGGTCTGGATATGACCACCACTGGTCCTACAACCATTTACACTGTTCCAACGGCCGCGCCAGGAGCTTTGCCTCCTGTTTTTCCAACCACGGCTGTAATTAAATCCATTATCATATGCAATGATTCGGCGAACACCACCGAGTACACCATAGAATGGACGGACAGTAGTGCCTCAGCCACTTATAAAATTACCAACGATAAGACTATTGCTACTGACACGACCTATGAAGTTCTGTCACAGCCTCTGGTCTTGGAGGAATCCGATTTAATTAAAATCACAGCGAATGCTGCCAATGAAATTCATATTACCATGAGCTTTTTAGAAACCACAAAAGGAGCACTCTAATCGAACTTCATTCCTTATTTATTACTCCTGTATTCGCTATAAATTTCATCAACGGGGATTATGGGGATTTAATTAAATCCGTTCGAGAAGTTCAAAAGGAAGATTCAAAAGGGATTCAAAAAACAAACCAAGGGGGATGGCACAGCCGTGATGATCTTCACAAAGACAAGCGGTTTGGTGTTATTAAAGCAGACATTCTTCTTTATTGTGTGGAAGCATTAGAGCATTTAAGTGTGGAGGATCATTGTGAGCCCCAACTTACTGGTATGTGGGCCATGGTCAACGGCCCAGGAACTTATAATAAATTGCACTCTCACCCCCATAATTATCTCTCAGGAGCTTTTTATTTGCAAGTCCCCAAGAATAGTGGGAAACTAACTTTTCATAATCCTCATCCCCAATCTGAAGTTCTTGCTCCCCCTACGAAGGCAAATCAATCCATCCATTTAGCCCCACGTGTGGGATGGCAACCAAAAGTTAATGACTTGCTTATTTTTCCTTCATGGCTTAATCATGAGGTGGAAATTAACAATTCAAAAGAGGATAGAATTATGTTAAGTTTTAATGCTGAAATACAAAGGAAAATGAATGGCAAAGATAATTGAACCAGCAGAACTTCTAGGACACATTGACACATCAGATGGACGAAGAATTCCGCACTATAAATGTAAAAGTGAAACTACCCTTACCAATACAGTGACGGGGGAAGAATATGATTCAGAAGATGCGATGAAATCCGACGTTGATAATCCTTCCACATCAACAAAAGAGGAACATATCAGAAGGGATGTCAGAATTTTTGCGCCATCGCTGGCGGATATGTTAGGTGTTACACCTGAGTAAAGTATTTATAGAAGAAAATTTTTTTCCTTTAGATATATATAATAAAATTGTTCAACAGCTATATTCTGTTGAATATAATCCTCCGGATAAAAATAAAACAGAAGAGCACAAGGGAAGTTATTGGCATAAACATAAATTACCAAATGGCTGTGATGTTCAAAAACAAATGGTAAAACTAATACAAGAAAAATTTAATTTTATTATTTCAGAATTTATAGAGTCTTCATACACAATGGTAGGGGCAAGTGATAGACCACGACCGCATACTGATTTAGAGATCGGAGCAACTCATCAATGTTTAATTTATATGGCTGGTGAAGAACAAATAAATAGCGGAACGGGTTTTTATCATGAAAAAAAAACAGGTGAAGAACAAGAGTTAAGTATTCATGTTGGTTTTAAATGTAATAGAGCTATTTTTTTTACATCTAATGTTTTCCATTGCCCCTTACAATGGGCGGGTAATGGTTCATTTAGATATTCAATATCTAATTTTTTTAATTAAGCACTACAAGCTTCACATTCCGTCTCAGCTTCGTTTCCAGTTACAGGAAAACTAATATCCTTATTTTCAGAAGAATTCTCACACCCACATCCATTCTTGTGATCTTTTAATTCTTTCTCTAATCTTAAATTATCTCTTTCAACCGCCATTAGTCGTTCATGATACCGTCCTGTTTTATCGGCAAGGACAGCGATAGCCTTCAAAATTTCTTGATTTTCCATAATATTCTCCTGATTTATAATTTTTGGGTGAGAACCAATTTAAACACATCATTGATTTAAATCAAGATGATAATTTTAAATTATGATAATAGTTCTCTTGACAAATAAAATATGATATGAAAAAGGCAGAAAATAGAGAGAAATTAAAGAAGGAAAAGAAATTAGGAAATTAGAGGATATTTTAAAATGACCACTATAGGCATAAATCTGTCCCACCACGCATCAATCTGCATAAAGGATAAAGATAAACTTGAATATTATGAAGAAGATAGATTCAATAAAATAAAAAATTGGGGACCTCTTGAGAATATATTATCTGAGAATTTTAATTTTAAGTCCTTTTCAAAAATAAAAGATTTTAATTCTAATTTTATATTTTGTGGTTTTGATTTTCTTAATGAAGATCTGGATCATGAGATACTTCATCGTTATAAAAAAAGTGAAGAACATCCAATAGTAAAATATTTTGTTGATAAATATAAGATTAAAAACTGGCTTTTTAATGTAAGCGAGCATCATCTTTATCATGTATGTAGTGGATTCTATTTTTCCAAATTTGAAGATGCACTTGTAATTGTGAGTGATGGAGCGGGTGGAAGATTAGAAAGAAAGGGATCATATGGATTGGCGGATAAGCTGTATGAAGAAGCCGATAGTATATATTATATTACCCCTATTTTTATTGAAACATTATACAAGCACTATAGTGCGTTTAGAAATTTAATAATACGTCCGAACAGAGAAGTTTTTAAAGACTTAGTAAAAAACCTAAATTATAAAGAAAAATCTGCGGGTTCAGTTTTATCCGCCTATTATGAATGGGATGACGTAGAATATAAATTTAGTGTAATGCCTAGCCCAGGAACTTTATACGCGGGCTTATGTGTAATGTTAGGACACTCTAACGGATTGAGTGCGGGCAAGGTGATGGGCTTATCTTCATATGGGAAAGAAGAGGGGGAGAGAGATGAAGATTTAGCCAAACAAGTTCAAATAGCTACAGAAGAATATATGATGAAACTGATAGAAAAATCTTTATCCAAGAAAAATTGTAAAAATATTATTTTATCAGGGGGATATGCTTTAAATTGTGTTAATAATTATAAATATACACAAGAATTTAAAGATATTAATTTTTTTATTGATCCTGCTCCTCATGATGGAGGAACAGCCATAGGAGCGGCCGTATGGTTTGATCATTATAGGAATACTACATCATGATTATTACAACCTTAAATGAAGCCGTGGACATACTTATTAGACAAGAAATACTTGCTTTATTTCAGGGAGATTCGGAATGGGGTCCTCGAGCTTTAGGAAATAGATCCTTATTATTTGATCCTAGAAATAAAAATGGAAAAGACATAGTTAATAGAATTAAAAAAAGAGAATGGTACAGACCTTTCGCTGGGTCTATATTATTAGAATATGCACATGAATGGTTTGAAATGGGAACTATTAAAGAATCTCCTTACATGTGCTTTGCTATTCCTGTAAAAGAAGATAAGAAAAAAATAATACCCTCTATCACACATGTGGATGGAACTTGCCGGATACAAACAGTGACAAAAAAACAAAACAAAAAATTTTATGATCTAATTAATGCTTTTTATCAAAAAACAAACGTCCCAATACTCTTTAATACTTCCTTTAATTTATCAGGGGAACCTTTAGTAGAAACCAAAGAAGATGCGCTAGATACGATGAAAAGATCAAACATAAATTATTTATATACACCCAGGTAAAAATGAAATCACAAAGTACATTACACGGTAGAATTATAAAAAAATATAAGATTCCCAAAGTTGAAATTGATGATATAAATTATAAATACGAAAAGGTTAAAAAAAATTTAAGTTCTTATGGGCGTCGTTTAGCAGGAAGAATAGATTCTGAATTAGAATTTACAAATATTTTAGAATCAACAACTGCTTTTTCTACTATGACTGATTGTATGAGTGATTACCTAAAAACATTGGAATCTTTTTCAGTATTATGTAAAGGTCCTCATCACATGAAGATACTAAGCTGTTGGATAAACGATATGGTAGAAGGAGAATATAATCCTCCTCATACTCATCATAATCTAAGAGGATGGTCTACTGTTTTATTTTTAAAAATTCCTCCATTGACACCTATAAAAAAAACATGGCCACATAAAATTAAAGATGGGCAATTAGGTTTTATAAATGTGGATGGAATAAGTACCAATTGGTTTACCCCAAAAGTAGGAGACTTTTATATATTTGAAGCAAAACATCAACACTCCGTGATGCCTTTTAAAACTAGAAATAAAAACGACATCAGAAGATCAATGTCATTTAATTTTATAACATTTGCCGAGGAAGAGCGTTGGAAAATAATTGAGGGTGTAGATGGAGGTAATATAGTGCATGCTAAATAAAAAAATTATTTTTTGTGCCATTAACAAAGATCTAGCAGATGTTTGGCCTCACCCGCAACCTGCTAAATTATTTGTTCCTCCAGAATATAAAAATCTTGAAAGATTTGAGAGTGGTAATATGCATAAACCTTCAATAAAAACATGTATTCCTTTTTTAGATTCTATGACAGCAGGATATATAATACCATTTGACCAAGACTATCTAGTTGATCCTGTGGAAAATGATTTTTCTGTTACTCCTGCTAATAAAGAAAAACATGACTTTGGCTTTCATAATAAAACCCAATTACCTAAAGAATGGCATAAGATTACAGGAGAAAATGCAGGAAAATTTCATAATAAGTGGCTTATTAAGACACCCCCTGGGTATAGTTGCTTATTTATCCACCCCATGAATAGATATGGAGAAGAGCGTTGGAAAATAATTGAAGGCATAGTGGATACCGACACATATATAAATGTAATTAATTTTCCCTTCATTCTAAAAAAAAGAGATAATCAATTTTTGATAAAGAAGGGAGAACCTATGGTGCAAATAATTCCATTTAAAAGAGAGTCTTGGAAATCATGGTCTGGATTTTATCTAGAAAAAGCACACAGCAAAACCGTTAATTTACTAAATAGTGAATGGATAAATCGATATAAAAACATGTTTTGGAAAAAGAAAAATTGGAAATGACTAATTTATTAGACATTAAAAGCTATATAAAATGCTATGAAAACATAATTGACACTAATTTATGTAAAAATATTATTTCTCATAAGGGAAAAAAATTTAACGAAGCCCCAATAGGAGATAATCATATTAATAAAAGTTTTAGAAATTGTCTTGTAAAAAATTTAGATGATAAATTTAATGATGCTGTTTTTAAAGTTGTGGGTAATATTTTGTCTAAGTACAGAGATGGAGTAAAATATTTTAGTACAGGATTAAGTACTGAAGATACTGGTTATCAGCATTTATTATATTTAGGATCAGAAAAAGGAGAATACAAAACCCACGTCGATCATTTTGATTTACAACCTCGAATTTTAAGTTGTTCAATAATATTGAATGATGACTATGAGGGGGGAGATTTTTCTTTTTTTGAAGGACAGTATGTGGTTAAAAAACAGGCTGGAAGTGCAATTGTATTTCCTAGTAATTTTTGTTACCCCCATGCTGTGACTCCAGTATCAAAGGGAGATAGGCACGCAATAATTACATGGATCCATTAAAAATAAAAGGATATAAATATATTAAGGATATAATATCTTTAGATTTAGTAGAATATTTATCATCTTGGAGTTTAAAAAATTTTAAAATAGAAGGAGATCCACAAGCTCCGATGTCTTTTTCAATGCATTCAAAAGACTCTCCAATATACAATCATTTACTTTATCATTTACAGGCAAGAATGGAGAAAGAAACTCATTTAAAACTAAAGCCTATTTATTGCTATAATAGAATATATATGGGTGGCTCAGATTTAAAACGCCATACAGACAGAAAACAATGTGAAATAAGCGCCTCTATAACTTTAAAATATTTTTATCACAATAAAAATTATAAGTGGCCTCTTTGTATGGGGGATCTTCCCATAGTTATTGAATCAGGAGACGGTGTAATTTATAAAGGATGTGATGTAGAACATTGGCGACCACTTTTTACACAACCAAAAGAATGTTGGCATCATCAACTTTTTATACATTATGTTGATTTAAACGGTCCGTATTCTAAATTAAAAAAAGAAGAATATTAAGAATAATGAGGGTCGTAATCTCTCCAAGTTTTATCCCATACAAAAGTATCGAGAGTCCCTCCTCCATCTATATGAGCAGCAGAAGCTGTTGATTGAGCTTCACTTTCGTCGAGGATAGCTGTGTCAATTTGTTGTTTTCTAGTTGTTCCCCAGTCCAATAAATCTTGAATCGTAGTATCTCCTACGGCATCACTTGTTGAATTCAAAGCAGTATTTCCTGTCATTATGTGAGTAGATGCATCTTTATATTGTATTTCATTTACACCAGAACTTCTCCAAACAACATAATGGATAGTATCTGGTAACACTGACATTGAATTACCTTTATCAGCCCATAATATTATAAAGTCATCGATGCTTATGGAATCTTTATTTGAAATTACTATTTGTGTCGCCATTAACTCTCCTAGTGTTTTATAATATAGTTAACCACCACGTAAGGTGAAAATGTGTTTGTGCCAGAGGCAGTAACCGCCCCTGTTAGGGAAGTCGTTACCGTTCCTGTTAAAGTACCCGACAGTGTATGAGCATGATTATGCCCCGTCCCCGATCCTGCATTTTCTTGTGTTGCTCGAGGAGTTCGCAGGGAATTTGGACCACCAAATTCATAGGGATACTTCCAAGAAACTTCTGATCCTGGGAAACTACCACCATATTGTGAATCGTGGGTGTGGCTCGCTAATTGAGCTGTTGTTAAGGATGTATTGGAAATAGTTCCAGTTAGACTAACTGCTTGGTTATTGGTATTGGTTGCCCCTTGGTTATTTGTCACGGACACCGTTACAGTATTCGCTCCACCCGTTGCAGCTAAGTTATAGGTATTTCCATCATAACCTTGAGGAGTCTTGCCTTGAAGATTGGGAACATTAAAAGTTGTTGATCCGTTTCCTGTGCCGTAAGTTGTAGAAATAACAGCAAAAAGATCAGCATATGTAGTTCGTGAAATAGCACTACCATCACACAACACATAACCAACAGGAGCTGTTGCTTTACCCCAAGGCTTAATTGCCCCTACTTCACTTCTATTTGTAAAATCTTGTAAGTTACTCATTAGTCGTTATATTTCAACCTCCACCCATATGTTGAGTTACTATATACCAAAGAAATAGCTGCACTGTCAGTAGAAATTGTCATATCTGCTTCAGCTCCTTGAATCTTTTCAGAATTTCTTGCTATAGTGATGTTGTTTCCAGATGCATTTCCTAGATCAATAATCTTACATTGATCCCCAATAGTTGGAGACGCTGGTAAAGTATATCCCATAGTTCCCGCATGTGTGTTAGCAAAAGCGTTTTGTCCTGCTGTTAAAGTAGTACCATCCGCTACTATAGTCCATGTTTCATCAAGACCAGCTAGAGATAAGATATCATACCAATCAGTTCCATCGGTTGAAACAAGACGGTACTTTCCGTTTGTAATAGTAAGTTCGTTTCCTCCAGCTCCTAGTCTTGCTGAAATGTCGGCCCCACCACTAATATTATTATAAATTCCATAAGTTTTTTGTGTTGCTGGAAATTGAACAGTATGAGTCGTGGAAACGGTTCCTGTGAAAATTAATTGATTTTGTCTTGCCTGGTTATTAGCCGCGGTATCTGGTCCATCGGCATTTGTCAGAGTGGTAGATGTCCCTGTTGTAATGGCGGGAACATCGTAAACGCCTGCAATCGCGAACTCAAAAACCTGAGAAAAGTTATTATTGGTAATGGTTCCCCATGTACCTGAATTTTCCCCTGTTACTTGTAGTTCTGTTCTAAGACCCGTTGAATACGTTACCATTTAATCTCCTAATACCCTTTTTTTAATGATTTTATGCAGCCTTGTCAACTTCTACCCAAACGGCTGTTTGCGAGTCATCCACTTGTGACCAGAATGTACCTCGTAATGTTCCTGTACTACTTGTAGCAGAAACCCCAGTGAGTGTAAAGTCAACATTTATGACAATATTCAAAGTTCCTACCGAAGAAGTAGCCTCGACGCTTGGGGCCTCATAACTGGTCTCTTGAGTGGCATCTCCCTGACTAAGCGTTAAAGAATTTCCTGTAACAAAAACAGAAGTTCCTACATCTCCTTCAGAAAGTGTTAAGCTATTTCCAGTCGCATAAACGACCCATTCGGCCGCGGCATCCACATCATTGACACTTGCCGTTAATTGATGCTCTGAGGCTGGTGAGATAGTAATATTACCATCCGCGGAAATAGCAAATGTACCTATGGATGAAGTAAGGCTCGTCCCTGTAACACTAATATTTTGATCCGTGGTGATAGTTTCTTCACCCTGGCTTATAGTTAAAGAATTTCCACTAACAGCGAAAGAACCCCCCGATGCACCCCATTGCTGGTCGCCCCAGCCAATAGCTGCTCCAGTGGTAATATCCGTATCACGATTCCATCCTGTTCTAATTTCTACTGATTCAGTGGTATCTCCCAAAGATGAGGTTGCCCCCACGCCTGTGATAGCAAATATATGATCTGTATTGATGGTGTAATCGCCAACAGTAGACGTTAATTCTTCGCCTGTTGGAGTTGCATTCGCAATACCAACAGCCGTAGCTGTCCCTATGGAAAGAGTTGTGCCTAACCCAGTGACACTGATAATTTGATCAGTTACAACAGTAGGCGTTGCAGTGCTTGACGTGAGGCCATTACCTGTAGCGGCAACGGGTGCATATTCTCCCCATGCTCCACTGCCCCAAGTCTCTCGGCCCCATCCTTGAACAGAGGCCATGATTTATTCTCCTATGCGATCCTTAAAATTGCAGCAGTTGCTTCAGCAGCAGGAAATGTAATTGTAAATGTTCCAGCCGAAGAAGATTTAACTCCACCAAAATCTAAAACACAAACAGATGCATTGGTTGTTAAACCAGTGACAGTAGAACTATTATAAATCACAGCAGCTTGTGCAGAAATTGTTGCACTTGTGAATGAAAGATCTGGTGAAAAGTCACACACAGCGGTATCAGTTGATAACACTGGAGTCACTGATGTTAAGGCTCCACCACCTGCGGAATAAGTGCCTGATGCACCTACCTCATCGGGTGTATCATAGATAGTAGTTGATTTCGATAAAGTCGCTTCACTATCAAAAAGCGCTAATTTAAAAGTGTTCCCTGTCGTTGCTGTAAAATCATGCAATGCTTTCAGGATCTCCACTTTAAAACTGTTACAAACAGCCTGAGTAATAGCCATAATAACCTCCTATGGGTTCCTAGATTCGAGAGGGACACGAATGACACC